ACCCTGACTGTTACTTCGGTTACTACCGCAGTAGCTGGCACCGTTGTGTTGGTTCAAAGCCCTGAAGTGTTGGTTAAGTTCAACTTCGGCGCTCACCGCTACTACGTAGCATAAGGAGTAACTTAAAATGGCTATTTCACGCGCACAGCTACTTAAAGAGTTGCTCCCCGGGCTTAACGCCTTGTTTGGTTTGCAATATAAGACCTACGATCAAGAGCATGAAGAGATCTACGAAACAGAGACCTCTGAGCGTTCTTTTGAAGAGGAAACCAAACTGTCTGGCTTCTCTGCCGCTCCTGTCAAGAATGAGGGCTCTGCTCTTGCTTATGACAATGCGCAAGAGGCATGGACTGCTCGCTACAACCACGAAACCATTGCTTTGGGCTTCAGCTTGACTGAAGAGGCTATTGAGGACAACCTCTATGACTCTTTGTCTGCTCGTTACACCAAAGGTCTGGCTCGTGCTATGGCATACACCAAGCAGGTTAAAGCTGCTGCTGTCATCAACAACGGTTTCTCCTCTGCTTACCCCGGTGGCGATGGCGTTTCGTTGTTCAACAGCGCTCACCCCCTGGTGTCTGGCGGTACTAACAGCAACACTCCTTCAACTGCAGCTGACTTGAATGAAACATCGTTGGAAAACGCTGTTATTCAAATCTCCCTGTGGACGGACGAGCGTGGTTTGTTGATCGCTGCTAAGCCCAGCAAGCTGATTGTTCCCCCAGCTCTGCAATTCGTTGCTACTCGTTTGTTGGAAACCGAACTCCGCGTCGGAACCACTGATAACGATATCAATGCGTTGAAGAACAACGGTTCGATCCCTGGCGGTTACACAATTAACCACTTCTTGACTGATAGCAATGGCTGGTATTTGACCACCGACGTTCCTAATGGCATGAAGCACTTTGTGCGTACTCCGCTGTCGACTGGCATGGATGGTGACTTTGACACCGGAAACGTCCGTTACAAGGCCCGCGAGCGTTATTCGTTCGGCTGGTCTGATCCTCTGGGTATGTTCGGTTCGCCCGGCGCGTCCTAATTGGATTCAGTAAGGTAGAGGTGACTGGCCTGCCACTAGGGCTCCTTCGGGGGCCCTTTTTATTTGTTGCGTACCATGTAAAACCATGATATATTGCAGCTAATCCGGGGTTACCGGTGCATCAAACCAGTCCCGGCTGGGCGACATACAGATTGATGCACTCTACTTGTATGTAAGGAATTATCATGGGATTCGCAACTCACCTAGGCCCTTGGCTGCTTGGTACAGTTAAAAACACCACCGGCACCACCGTTGGCAGCATTCGTAATACCGGCGCTACGCTGGTCTCCCAGACGTTTAAAAAAGACTACACCGGCGCTGTAGCCGCAACAGCTTCCACTTCAACGCTGTGCACTATTCCCGCAGGCGCACAGATCGTCAGTATTTTTATTGACACCTTGGTAGCTTTTACGGGTTCTACCGCAGCCAACGTGGTAATCGGAACATCGGCTTCTACCGCACTGTTTTGGGCTTCTTCTGATATTACATCGCAAGGCCGCTTGGCTAATACCAACGCTGCTGCCAAGCTGGTTAACTGGGCTGGTACTGCTACGACAGCATCCCCCAATGGCCAAGGTGTGGGTTCTACAGACGTTACTATCCAGGCAGTACTAACTCCTACTGTTGCTGATGTAACAGCTGGTACAGTTCAGTACACTGTTGTGTATGCAGTAGCCAACTCTGACGGTTCGCAAGTTCCCGCTTCTGCTTAATTAATCTCGGGGGCTTCGGCCCCTGATTCATAGGAGATTATTATGGCTTTGACAGGAGTTGTATCCTCGGTCACGCGCATGGGCTTGTATGAGCCGTTTGACTTGCAAGTATCTCGCGGAATGGTGGTAGGCCACCAATATATTTTTCAGTTTGGTCAAGCGCCAACCGTTACGACAAGACAAACGGCATGGGCTGGGACGGGATCTTATGCGTTCCCATCTTCAGCCGCAGTGATGAAAATCTCCAGTGGCAGTGCCAGTGATACCTCTGCTGGCACGGGCGCACGGACAGTATTTATCTCCGGACTGGATGCTAACTATGCACCAATCAGCGAGATTGTGTCTTTAAATGGGCAAACGCAAGTATCAACCACAAACAGCTATTTTCGCATTAATGACTTTTACGTTTTAACTTGCGGTAGTGGGGCTACAGCCGCTGGCGTTATTTACGCCGGTACAGGAAGCGCGACTTCAGGTGTGCCTGCAACTGTTTATTCGCAAATGCCCTTGGTATACAACGCCCAAACGCAAGCAATTTACACAGTTCCTGCCGGGTACACAGCATATATTTCAAGCTATACCTTTACGTCTAACTGCGCTACAGCTAACGTAATTGCTTCGGGATTTTTGCTGACTTACCAATACCCAAATGCATTTCCAACAATTGAAGCCACGGCACGTTTTACGTCTGGCAGTTCTTTTGATCGTCATTTTGACTACCCACTACGGATAGTTGAAAAGACTGATTTGGAAATGCAAGTCACAGCCGCAACTGCATCTGCCATGACTGGCGAAATGCACATTCTGTTAGTACAAAATGGCTACCAAATCACAGCAGGCTAAGTCCCCAGCATGGACTCGCAAGGAAGGCAAGAACCCCAATGGCGGCCTGAACGCCAAGGGGCGCGCCTCGGCCAAAAAGCAAGGCATGAATTTGAAACCTCCCCAGCCGGAAGGCGGCAAACGGCGCGACTCTTTTTGCGCCCGTATGGAAGGTATGAAGAAGAAGTTGACAAGCGAGAAGACGGCAAAAGACCCAAATTCTCGCATCAATAAAAGTTTAAAAGCTTGGAAGTGCTGATATGGAAATTAGTTATATTTGGTCTGGAATACTAACTGCTATGCTTGGTGCGTTATGGTTTTTTATTCGTGAAAAATTTGAAGAACTCCAGCGCATTAGTATTTTAATGAACAAAACCCGTGAGGAGGTCGCTCGTGATTACGTCACTCAAACAGAAGTGCAGCGCATTACTGACCACATTGACCAACGGTTTAACCGTCTTGAAGCAAAAATTGATCAACTTATTTCAGCGGGGAAATGATGCCCAGCGTAAGTAAGAAGCAACACAATTTCATGGAAGCGATAGCACACTCGCCATCGTTCGCCAAGAAAGTAGGCGTTCCACAGAAAGTGGGGCAGGATTTTTCAAACGCGGACAAGGGCCGCAAATTTTCTAAAGGTGGTAATACTATGGCTACAAAAATGAACGCAAAAATGGCTAAGTTTGAGAAATCAGGCAAAGACATTGAAAAACCAGGAATGAAAGAAGGATCCAAAGCTGATATGGCTATGGATCGTATGCAGATGATGGGCATGAAAAAAGGTGGCATGGCTGGTGGTGGAATGCCCATGAAAAATGGCAAGCCCGCTTTTATTGGTGATGGCAAGGGCGCAATGAAAAGTGGTGGCAATGTCAAAAAAATGAACATGGGCGGTATGGCTTATGCTAAAGGCGGTTCAGCTTCTTCTCGTGCCGATGGGATTGCTACAAAAGGCAAGACCAAAGGAACTATGATTAAGATGAACAAGGGCGGTAAAGCCTGCTAAGGAGCAGTCATGGCAAAAGACTACAAATATCCTGACTCTACCCCAGTAGATGAGCCGGTTAAAAAGCCCAAAAAGCAACCCAAACCCATGCCTAAAGCTATGGATGACTCCATGATGGATGAGTCCACAGAAGCTTTTTCCAAGGGTGGTTACGTTCGCAAGGCTGACGGCTGCGCTACTCGCGGCTTGACTCGCGGAAAGATGGTGTGACATGGCTGCAGCTAAACAAGTCTGGGACAAACCAAGGCCAAAAAGTCTTGGCAAGCCTAAGCCTTTGACTCCTGCTAAAAAAGCCAAAGCTAAGGCGGCGGCTAAAGCAGCTGGCCGTCCGTATCCAAACCTGGTAGATAACATGAGGGCTGCAAAATGAGCGGTAAATGGATTCAGAAGGCTATTAAAAAGCCAGGTGCATTGCGCGCTAGTCTTGGTGTTAAAGAGGGTAAGACCATCCCTGCTAAAAAACTTGCTGCTGCGGCTAAAAAACCTGGCGTAATGGGTCAGCGCGCACGTTTGGCTGAGACCTTAAAAGGGTTCAAAAAATGATTGCCAGTCGCGGTATGGGTGCTATCAGTCCAGATAAGATGCCTAAAGGCGTCAGGAAAAAGCGTCGGGACAATACTGACTTTACCGAGTATGCCAAAGGTGGCAAAGTAGACTATAACACTGTTACAGTTAAGCGAAAACGCAAAGTAATTAAGGATTAATCATGAGTCTCTATAACCGTCTGACGCAACGCAATGTGCCTGTTGCCGGCCCTAACCCCAACATGACGCCAATGACCCGTAAGCCTATGGGTTTGCGTGATGCATTGCAAAAGTATGCAGACGGCGGTGATGTTAATGATCCATACAACCAGCAAAATGGCGAAGGAAGCAATGATCCAAATTCTATTGCTAATATTGTGCGGATGATTCAACAGCAAAAACAAGGGCAAACATCAGTTCCTCCTGAAGAACAAACGGGAGACAGAAAAAGTTCTTTGCCTCCAGAAGTGTATCAAGAGCCTATCCGACCCCCTGAGCCTACTCGTTCTTCTGAGCAAATTCCTAATCAAATTCCTGATCCTTATGGTGGCTACACGCCTGTTTCTCCGCCTAACCCGCGTGAAGATTTAACAACGCTGGTTCAACAAGCCATTAGGGGAACTGCTGATAAACAAGTAACTTTAGATGATCTTCAAGAACAATTTCCTAATGTTCCAAAAGAAACTCTTGCAGCAATCGCAATAGATTTTGAGCGCCAGCGTCAAGAAGCTCGTGATCGTTATTACGCCGAAAACACGCAAGTTCAATCTCCATTGCCGCCGGTTTTGCGTCCTAACCAACCTTCGCCTCAGCCAAGCCCATATGATACATATCCGCAGCCGCAATATGTTGCGCCTCCTATAAATGTGCCACCTGCATATCCAGAGCCGCAATATGCCGTTCCTCCGCAGCCTTACACAGTAATGCCGCCTAGCGTTCCAAGTCCTGTCCCAAATTTTGCTCCCCCAGAAGCGCAACCAAATTACGGGCCACAATTTGCACCTCCGGAAGCCCAGCCAAATTATGGGCCTCAAGTAGCAGCTGCACAACCAAATTACGGGCCACAACCAGCGTCGACTAATTTGCTTCAAAACATTCTTGGCGCTTCTGGACTTAGGACTGGTTTGCCTGGTTCTGGGATAAACAAACCGACTACAACGCCATACGGTACAAACCCAAATTCTTTGGATTCTTTGATTAGTATGCTTAACCAACGGAATCGGCCATGACAACTACAGGCTCCACCGCCTTTAATTTAGAGTTTCAAGAACTCGCTGAAGAGGCGTGGGAGAGGGCTGGGCGCGAGATGCGCACCGGCTACGATTTGCGTACAGCACGCCGATCACTCAATATCATGACTATTGAGTGGGCTAACCGTGGTCTCAATATGTGGACGATTGAGACGGGGACTATAACCTTGACTCAAGGATTGAACACCTATGCACTTCCTTCAGACACCATTGACCTACTGGATCACGTTATTCGTACTCAGCCCAATGTTGCTTCTACCCAGTCTGATCTTAGTATTACTCGCATTAGTGTTTCTACCTACGCGACTATTCCTAATAAGCTTACCCAGGGCCGTCCTATTCAAGTTTGGATACAAAGGCTTTCAGGGGAAACTAATCCTACCAACTCCACTCTTGCGACCACAATTACGTCAACGTCCGATTCGATCACGCTTGACACGGTGGTTGGGTTAGCTGGGTCTGGATTCATTCGTTTGGACACTGAAGATATCTATTACACATACATATCAGGCAATACCCTGGGTGGCGTGTTTAGGGGGCAGAACAATACAACGGCAGCGGCGCATACATCTGGTACAGCTGTTTATGTTCCACAACTTCCCGCTGTTACAGTTTGGCCTACGCCTGATGGCTCGCAGACCTACCAGTTTGTGTATTACCGTTTGCGCCGCATTCAAGATGCCGGCTCAGGTATCCAAACATCCGACATGAATTTCCGCTTTTTGCCCGCTGTTACAGCTGGCTTAGCGTACTACATTGCTATGAAGGTTCCAGAGCTGCAAGGACGCCTGGATATGCTCAAAGCGGTGTATGAAGAGCAATACAAGCTGGCAGCTGGTGAAGATCATGAGAAAGCCACTTTGCGCCTGGTTCCACGCCAGTCGTTTATTGGCGGAGGTAGTATGTAATGACTTCACCCTATGCATCAGGCAAATATTCAATTGCCGAATGTGATCGGTGCGGCCAGCAATTTAAGTTAAAGCAGCTGAAGATTGAGGTCATCAAGACTAAACTCTATCAGCTTAAAGTTTGTGATGAATGCTGGGATCCTGACCAACCCCAGTTACAGTTGGGAATGTATCCGGTCAATGACCCCCAGGCTGTTTACCAGCCCCGCCCTGATACAACTTATGTTGCTGGCGGATTAAATGGGCTTCAGTTGACGGCGACTGGAACTGGCGGATATCCAACTGGTGGATCGCGGGATATTCAATGGGGCTGGTATCCAGTAGGTGGAGCTAGTGGTTTTGATGCGTCTTTAACGCCAAATTACTTGGTGGGAACGACAAATGTTGGTACAGTTACGGTATTGGTTACTTAGGAGTAAATGATGGAAAAATCTGATTTGGCCCAAGATAAAGCTATGATCAAAAAAGCGTTTAAGCAGCACGATGCTCAAGAGCATAAAGGCGGCAAAGGAACTACTTTGAAGTTGGCTAAAGGCGGAAAAACCAATATGCAAATGCGCACCTTGGGTCGTGGCATGGCTAAGGTTATGAATCAACGCAAATCTTCGCGAGGTTAATATGGCTACATTTAGCAAAAAAATGATGGGCAAAGAAGTTGGCAGCGCGTCAACTTACGCTAAGCCGCATACTATGGCTGGCAAGGCTATGGCTTTGCAGGGAAGTGATACAACGCCTCCAAACATGAGTAATCTTGACACTATGGATATGGTTGTAAATGGGTTTAGCAATAAGCGCCCAGTTGAACCTAAAACCTCTGGTATCAAGATTCGCGGTACTGGTTGCGCAACTAAAGGCGTAATGGCCCGGGGCCCAATGGCATGAACTACTCCCAGCTTGTAGTTGCGATTTCCGATTATGTGGAAAACACCTTTCAAACGGTGGATGTAAACCTGTTCATTACACAGGCAGAGCAGCGCATCTATAACTCGGTACAGTTCCCCTCGTTGCGTAAAAACGTAAACGGAGTTATGTCTGTTGGCAATAAATATTTATCTTGCCCTGGAGACTTTCTTGCCCCCTACTCTATAGCCATATATCCTGCATCTGGAACAGGCGATTATTTGTATTTGCTTAACAAAGATGTAAATTTCATGCGTGAAGCGTATCCCAATCCATCGGTTACTGGAAAACCAAGGCACTATGCTTTATTTGGCCCAACTGTAACTGGGACTACGATTACCAATGAATTGTCATTTATTCTTGGCCCAACACCTGATGCGGCCTATAACGCAGAACTGCACTACTACTATTACCCAGAATCCATTACAACTGCTTCTAGCGGGCAAACCTGGCTGGGGGATAACTTTGATTCTGTGCTTTTATATGGGTCTTTGGTAGAGGCTTACACCTACATGAAGGGTG